GAAGACTACATGCAGCTTCTTGACAAAATAGAGGTTCACGATAAAGATCTAATACAAGGCGTGTGTGTGGATGTAGCCCACGGGGCATGCGACAGAATGGTTAATGCCATAAGATGGATAAAGCTTAACCACCCCAAGTTGCAGGTCATAGCGGGCAATGTGGCAACAGGAGAGCAAGCACAGCCACTATGCGAAGCTGGAGCAGATGCCATAAAAGTTGGAATCGGCAATGGCTCTATGTGCATAACAAGAATGGTCGCCGGTTGCGGAGTACCCTTGCTTACATCAGTAATGGACTCATTCAAAATAACCCAAAGCTACAATTGTCCAATAATTTGTGACGGCGGAATAAGAGGCTCAAACGATCTAACAAAAGCTTTGGCCGCAGGGGCAGAGTCTGTAATAACTGGTAGTATGATCAGTGGATGCGATGAGACGCCTTTTGACACAATAACAAAAGCAGACGGGTCTAAATGGAAGCCATATAGAGGCATGGCATCGAAGGATGCAATGTTGAACTGGCGTGGTGATTCGTATAATAATGTGGCCGCCGAGGGAGAGTCAGCCCTGGTACCGGCACAAGGCCCAGTTTTAAATGTAATAGAAAACTTGTGCTCAGGCTTAAGGTCCGGAATGACATATTGCGACGCCATGAGTATACTTGAGCTGCAATTCAATGCAGTGTTTGTTAAGCATACTCAGGCAGGCCTAAGCGAGAATGGCGCCCACATGCTCAGAAGAATACAGGAGTAATCATGTCGAAGAAATCGAAAAGCAAGGCCCATTGGTCTAAAGCCCTAGAATCAGGTTCAATACTAGAGTCTGATGTCAAATCTTTAACAAAAGAAGACTTAGTTTTAATAATGTCACTCTTGGCATTGTCAAACGATGGAGTTGTAAGCAGAAACGTCTGGGAGAACCAAACTGGCATCCCCAGGTCCGCAGTAGACAGACTATGCGGAACATTTACGGCTCTAAAAGAGTTAGCCGGGATAGGGGTGACTAGTGGGCAGAGAAAAAGGAACAACAGTCTAGCAAAGCATGTTGTAAGCGACAAGCTAAAACAACTTGGAGAAGATCGCCTTAACTGGGGTCAAGACTATGTAAAGCCTGGAAGTAAGTCACGATGGAAAACTGTCCTAATCGGAACAGACATGCATGACGTGGAGTGCGATCCGTTCGTACTGCGTGTATTCATCGACACTATCAGTAGATTATCACCGGACAAGATTGTTCTAGGCGGAGACCTATTCGACATTCCTGAATTCGGAAAATACTTCTGTGACCCAAGAGAGTGGGATGCATCTGGCAGAATCAAGTTCGCACTTGACCATATAGTAAAGCCCATTAGGGAAGCTGCTGGCGACGACATACAGATAGACCTAATTGAAGGAAATCACGAGGCAAGGCTTCTAACCAACATGTGCGATAACGCACCAGCACTAATGGATGTCCTGTCAAGGATTCACGGAATGGGAATGAGGGACATCTTCGGCTTAGATAAGTATCAAATAAACTATATAGCTAAGAGTGACCTACACGGCTGGACGAAGGCCGATGAGAGAAAAGAAGTATCAAAGAACTTTGAGACGTATTATGATAGTTTTATGTTCTGTCACTTTCCAGAGCAGAGAATGAAGTCTGGCATGCCAGGAATGCACGGCCACCATCACAAGCACACCTCCTGGTCACACTACAATCAGACATTTGGAAGCTACGAGTGGCATCAACTTGGAGGATTCCATTACCGTGATGCATCTTATGCTGACGGAGAAATCTGGTCAAACGGCTTCATGATAGCTCACGTCGACACTCAGACAAAGAGGACAGTGTTTGAGTACGTTGACATTAAGGACTTCTGCTGCGTTGGCGGAAAGTATTATACTCGTGGAAGAGCCGAACACAACATAGCAGGATATAAACATAAGAAATGATTTGTTACGTCCTGTCTTAATGTGCTATAATATCATGGATCACGTTGGACTGCGATGCCACTATTCGGTATCGTAGTCTTTTTATGAAATAAACAATCGGTGGAGCATAATGGAAACCAACTTCTCAGACGAATTCTCAAAAGAGATTTACGAACAAACCTACAAGATCAATCCAGACACATACATAGGTGACACTCTTGACAGGGTGGCTGGGGCATTGGCAGACCTAGAGTCAGACAGAGATCTATGGTTCGACAAGTTCAGAAGTGTCCTCCACGGATTCAAATTTGTTCCAGGAGGTAGAGTAATATCAAACGCCGGAACAGGAATCGGAGGAACGAGCCTAATCAACTGCTTTACATCAGGCCCATCACCAGAGGATGGTCCAGTGGACAGCATGGAAGGCATCCTTTCCGAATTGAGAAGACAGGCGCTAACTCTAAAGTCAGAAGGTGGCTACGGATTTTGCTGTGACTTCATGAGGCCGAGGGGTGCATTCGTTGAAGGAATTGCGGCAGAGTCCCCAGGAACAGTCAGCATGCTTGACATGTGGGATACACAGTCCGCAGTCATAACAAAAGGCTCCGGACAGAAGTCAACCAACAAGAAGGCCAAAGGGAAGATCCGCAAGGGCGCACAGATGGTCACAATGTCATGCTGGCACCCAGCTATGGAAGAGTTCGTTACTGCAAAGAGAACTCCTGGCAAGCTTACCAAGTTCAATATGAGTGTATTGATCACGGACGACTTCATGAATGCCGTAAAGAACAACCTGCCATGGGATCTTGTATTCCCAGATCTCGACGAGGACAAGGTAACATATGACGCAGACTGGGATGGAAACATAAACAGGTGGATCGCCGAAGGCGGCAGTGTAAAAGTATACAAGTCCTACTCCAACGCAAACGAGCTGTGGGATCTCATTATGGACTCCACATATAAGTTTAACGACCCAGGCGTCCTGTTTGTAGACACCATCAACAAGATGGACAATCTGGATGAATACATCTCAACTACGAACCCCTGCGGTGAGCAACCCATGAGTCCCCACAGCATCTGCCTACTTGGTTCACTAAACCTAACGCAGTTTATCAATAATGATAGGACAGACTTCGACTACGACGCAATCACTGAAGCCGTGCCCACCATCATCCGACTAATGGACAACGTTAATGACATCGCATACGTCCCCCTCCCAGAGCAGCGTGAGAGCCTCGCTGGCAAGAGAAGAGTTGGATTGGGGTACATGGGGTATGGGAGTGCCCTAATGCTCTTAGGAGTCAAGTACGGCAGCGAGAGAGCCCTTGAGATCACGGCTAAGCTATGCAGTCATGTTGCGAACCTAGCATACCAGTCGTCGGCCAAGTTAGCGAGAGAAAAGGGCCCCTTCCCTATGCAAGACCTAAGACGATATCTAAAAAGCGAGTTTCTAAAAGGCCTAAGCCCAGAGACCCTATCCATGATTAAAAAGTACGGAACTAGAAACAGTCACTTGCTGTCAGTTCAGCCAACAGGGAACACAGCCATCGTTGCAAATAATGTTTCTGGAGGTCTTGAGCCACTGTTTCTCCCCGAGTACATAAGGACGGTGATCGTAAATTCTCCCCCTAGAGGACTGAAGGTTCCATCTTCAATAGACTGGTCTAACAATATAGATAGTCTCGGAGAGTGGAATTGGACAAAAGAGGGTGACGAGAGTCTGCTTAGAAGAGAGATGAGAGGGGTTGTGTACAAGATTGACAGAAATAGAGGTCTGACAAAAGAGCAGTTAGTTTGCGACTACGCAGTCAGAATACTAAAGGAAGAGGATTCTTGGAACCCAGAGGCAGACTGGGCACAGACAACAACTCAGCTATCGGTTGACGACCATGTTTCCACCATGGCGATCTTTGCAAAATATTGTGATGCAGCCATCAGTAAAACAATCAACGTCTCAAACGATACCACATATGAAGACTTCAAAGAAATCTACATGAAGGCGTTCGATACTGGGTTTGTTAAAGGTTTCACAACATACAGGGCCGGAACCAGAACATCTGTTCTAGCAGCAGTTGGAGAGAACTCACAGGACGACTCCACAGAAGATCATATCGTTGTGACAAAGGCTCCAAAGAGACCAAAGAAGCTTCCGTGTGACATCTTCAGCATCGCTTCAAACAACAAGAAATGGACAATCATAGTGGGGCTATTAAATGGACAGCCTTACGAGATTTTCGCCCTTGAGTCAAAAGAACTCGGGCTAGACAAAGACATATCAAGCGGAGTGCTTTGGAAGACCTCAAAGAAGAAGTACAACCTTGAGCTAGATGGTGAGATAGTTAGAGACCTTCAGAAGTTCTTCAAGACAGATGAACAAGAATCAATAACTAGACTATTGTCAACATCATTAAGACACGGAACACCCCTGACCTATCTTGTCTCACAGATGAGAAAGTCAGGAGGAACCGTTGTAGCCTATAGTAAGGCGATTGCAAGAGTTCTTTCCAAATATGTAAAAGTTTCACAAGAGGGCTCCAAAGAGAAGTGCCCAAGCTGTGGATCAGATAAATACTTCTTTGTTGAAGGCTGCAACAAATGCAGCGACTGTGGATATGGAGCTTGCTCATAATGAATATGAATCAAGAAGAACTTTACTCCCTTGGACTACTAAGCGGACTAAGCAATGCGGCCAATGGCGAAAACAGGATTGAAGTCAGAAGATCGGCCTACGGTGTAATTAAGTTCGTGGCAGAATCTCTTTCAGAGTTTGGAATCTTCAAAGATCTAGTCAGAAGCACTGGCAGATCCTCCCAGTGGTCCTCAATAACATGGGATCCTAAAGAGCTAAGTGGGTACCTTAACTCAGTAGAGTTGGGGATATTTAACTACCATCATTTCGCAATGGGATGCATTGACGCAGGATTCATCCTATCGGGGTGCTACTCGTCAGAGAGACCACATGTCAAGCTTGAGACCAATGATCAATTCAAAAAACCAATGGCAGAATTAATAGAGGGTAGTCTTGGCTCACTAGAATTGAGTGGTGAATACTTCGGAGTTGACGCTCTAGACCTGATGGGCCTAATTTATTCCAATGACTGCGATTACGCATACGGCAAGTCAGTCGAAGCTCTTGACAGGTGGAAGACTCAGATTGACGGAATAACAAACAATAAGAAGCCAAAGTTCTTTTTCTCAAGAACAAGGGAAGATGCCGTAGAGCCATTCAAGGCTAGGATATCAGACTCTGGATTCGACCTAACGCTACTGGAGAAAGCAAAGTCATTCGGAGACGTTGACCTATACTCTACAGGGATCAAGGCCTACCCAGCATATGGGTGGTACTTCATGCTAGTCCCGAGATCTTCAATCATTAAAAGCGGATACATGTTAGCAAACAACTGCGGCATCATTGACAGGTCTTACACAGGAGAGATTCTTGTGCCACTTGTCAAGGTTGACGCAAACGCACCAGATATAGAGCTGCCATGCAGGCTAGTCCAACTAATTCCACAGCCAATCATAGACTTTGACTTCAGAGAGACAGAAGACGAACTAGACTCCTCCAGGGGAGAAAAGGGATTCGGAAGCTCTGGACGTTAGGTTAAAATAAATATATCTTAATTAAACATTAGTTTAAAGCTATCATACCTTATGGCGTTCCGTATATACCTGCCAAAAGGAGTTTGCTGATGATAGACTGGGAAAACACAAGACTGCCCAATGACATGTCCAAGGAGGAGATGCTTGAGGCTATTTTTGAGATAGCCAGGGTTAAAGCCAAACAGCACTCAAGGCAAAACAAGGCCCTATTTCTATCAAGAGAAGACCTTGAGCAGGAGATAGCAATAAAATGCATCACAGCGCTCCCAAGCTTTGACGCATCAAAGTCATTCGGAGACAGGTATAAGCTATTCTTCTATAGGTGTGCAGACAATGTTGTAATAGATCTAAAGCGAAGATACGTGTGTTATCACAAGGTTCCATGCAAGAAATGTCCAGAGTTCGACAAGGCGGAGAAGAGACGTGGATGTCACGACTGCAAGAAATATACAAACAAGAATGACTGCAGTATGTGGAGAAAGTATGAAAAACTAAACCAGTCAAAATTCGCACTTGGAACCCTAATGGGAACAGTGGGCGGATCCTCCGACAAGACTGAAGACATGACCGAGACAAGAACAAAAGACGAGCCATGTTCCACATCCCAAGAAATAAAGCAGATAGACCTGGACGACTCAATAAGAGAGTCCGTTGGTAGCAAAGTTTTCTCAATATATGAGAAATTAGCTAGAAATAACTTTAATGTAAAGAAAATAACACAGTCAGAGCTCAGGACCCTAAGGTCCGCTATGGAGAGACTGTATGGAAAAGATGGTACAGAATGAAAAAGGGAAGATTCTCAGAGGACGAGAAAACGTTTGTAAAGCAGAACTACCTCCTCATGAGCGACAAGCAGATGGCGGAAATCCTAGATAGGGATAGGTCTGCAATAGTAAACTTCAGAAGGAGAAACTCTCTAGAGAAGCAGGGCAGGGCAACTGTAGCAGAGAACCTAGATTCTGGGCAGATGAGGGAGGAGTTCATCCAAGCTCTACCTGAAGAGAGCAAGAAGATAGAACTGCTGGCTGGAATAAGGGCAACGTCTGCGTTACAGAATGTAAAGTCTAGCCTCTCAAAAGAGGAAGTCCAGTTTTACGAGGATAGATACCTAGAGTTCATGCTAGACCCAACCATAGAGACAATGACTGCAACAGAGAAGGATGCTCTTCATAGAAAGACACTGGCAGAAATCAGAATGCACAGATTCATCGAAGACGAGAAGACGTTTCGAGACACTGGTCAGCCAAACAATAGATCAAGAGAGATAGCGGAGTGCCAGGATGCAATTTGGAAGTGTGAAAAGTCACTAAATGTAACGAGAGAGCAAAGGCTAAAGGATGGACAAGACCAGTCAATAACCTTTACCAATATAATAAAGGAATTAAACAACCCAATCCTGAGGCAGAAGCTTGGCTATGAAGCAGCAATGCTAAAATGGATGCAAGAGGTCTCCTACAACGAGTCGCTTGGAAACAAGATTGACGCTGGAAACGACGACTCGTATGACCTGGGAAAGAACTTCCTAAACAGAGATGATGCTAAAAAGTTCAGCGATGACTTCTTAGGAGAAAAGACCGATGAAGCAAAAAAATAAGATCGTAAAAAAAACTGGAACAGCAAAATCACTGAAGCATCCTAAGCCTACCTTCATAATAGACAGTAGGGAGAAGGAGCCATTCAAGTTTAGAGCTAGCGCCAGCCTTGAGGGAACAGAGGTAGCAAAGCTTGACGCAGGAGATTACGCAATCAAAGGTTTCGAGGACCTTATCTGCGTTGAGAGAAAACAGTCCGTAACAGAGCTTGCAGGAAACCTCGGAAAACACAGGGCAAGATTCGAGAGAGAGCTTGAGAGAATGCAGTCAGTATCACTAAAATACGTGGTAGTAGAGGACCACTGGGGGACGCTACTAAACAACAAGACGATACGACATAGCAAGATGAGGCCAAAGGCCATATTCGAGTCTATAATTGCACTAGGAATAAGATACGGCGTGGGATTCATTTTCGCAGGAAATAAGAAGCAGGCGCAGACCATAACAAGAAGCCTACTGATAAGGGCTTACCGTGACAGAATGGATGGACTGGTATGATGAACAATAGCAATAAGGTCTTTAACCCAGACTATAGATGGATGCCCAATCTTCCAGAAGACGCCATGCTTAAGAATCCAATAGTAGGGATTCCAGAGCACTTGAAGGAGGACAACGAGCTAACTGAGTTCTTCAAACTGTCGTCGCCTGGGTACTCCCCAGCATTCGGCATAAAGTACATCATGAATGTAAACCTCCTAGATCATCAGCTGTCAATGATGCTTGCAATGCTGAAGTTCAAGTTCCCCATGCTTCTACTGTCACGTGGAGCTGGTAAGACGATGATGCTTGCAATATATGCAGTTTATCACGCAGTGATGTTCCCAGGGACTAGGATCATTCTTGTGTCTGCATCTTTTCGACAGGCAAAGCTGATCTTCAATGAGATTAAAACCATATACGACAATGCCCCCATACTTAGACAGTTGTCAAATCATGAGCCAAGAATAGGAAATGATAGCTGCAAATACCAAGTATGCAACTCCACCATAACCGCCCTGCCATTGGGAAAAGGTGACAAGATTCGAGGAGAGCGTGGACACGTAATTCTTGCTGACGAGTTCGACAGCATAGACCCAGAGATCTTTGACACGGTAATTAGGGGCTTTGGCGCCACACAGTCTGACCCTTGGCAGAAGAGCAAGGACACATTTGTAAACAAAGCCGAAGAGGTAAAATCAGGCAACCCAGTAAGCGAGGGAAACAAGATAATCCTAGCAGGAACAGCTGGCTACACTAATGGAACATTCTATCGACACTACAAGCACTACAAGGCAATCATAGCCAATAAACTAATAGGAAGCGCCGACAGCTTTCAAGACATATTAGGCCAAGACGTTAAAAAGTACGACCTAGACTTCAGGGACTATTGCATAATTAGGTACAAGTGGACCGATCTTCCAAGAGGAATGATGGATGAAAAATTAATCCAGGGCGCAATGGCTACCATGCCAAGGCAGATCTTTGATATGGAATACAATGCAGAGTTCGGAGACGACTCTCTCGGATTCTTCAAGGCGAAAGACATAAGAGAGGCAACGTCATCAGGAGACGGCGGCTTCGAGGTGAGGTCACAAGGAGTAATAGGCAGAAGATACGTTATGGGCGTTGACCCAGCCAGAACTACAGATAGGTTCTCAATAAGCATAGTTGAGAGCGGAAATCCCTCAAAGATAGTTTACCATTGGACGTGTCAGGGAGAAAAGTTCTCACATTCAGCAGCAAAAATAAGACAGTTGATGAGAGACTTTAACATTGTAGGAATAAACATGGACGCAGGCGGAGGCGGCTATGCCGTGGAAGAGCTGCTAAATGTGACAAAGACGCCCGAGGGTGCTGAGATAAGGAAAGAAGACGAGAAAGTTATACTAAGGATCGATCAAGACAGGATTCATGGTCTAGACGAAGACCGGTGCATCAGAATACTGAATCTACAGAACTTCACAAGCAACTGGATAGAGGAGGCGAACACCTCTTTGCAGAAGAACATAGAAGACAGAAGCCTTATGTTTCCAAAGACCTATGTAGACTCCGGAGCAGCAAGCCTAGAAGATGTTGTATTTGAAGTGTCAGAAATGAAGAAAGAACTGCTATCTATTGGTATAACATATACTAAGTCGGGAAAGAAGAGTTTCGACCTAAAGCCAGGAGACTCCAGAAAAGACGACAATGTTAAGCACAAGGACAGGTACTCGTCCCTACTTCTGTCAAATCACATGGCCAGCAACCTAGAGGATATGCTGCTGTATGGCCCAGCCAGGGCAGCAAAGGCATATAACGATGACGACACCCTGGGAGGATGGACCGAGGAATTCGGAAACTAGAGTGCAGTCTGGTACGTATAATATAATCTGACATATAAGGCATGTAAGGAAATACAATGGGCATTGAGGATAAAAACGATAGCACTAGACAAGATAAGGTCCACAAGAGGGCTAAAGCTTGGGATGGATTCTTGGGCAGCGAAGCCGAGTTCGTCTCTGGCAATGGATCACCTTCAGTGGCCGGGTCATCAAATGTAAGGTTTGATGGGGCATCAGAAAGGTCTAGTGGCCCAGGAGACAGTCAGACTAAGGACAGAATAGCAGCATGCCGAGAAGCCTACGAGAACGTTGGCATAATTGGAAATATAGTAGACCTAATGGTTGATTTCGCTATAGAGGGCATAGATATCTACCACAAATCAGGAGCTGTCCAGAAGTTCTTCAGACAGTGGTCAAATAAGGTTAACCTAACACAGCTATCAGAGCAGATCCTAAAGTCAATCTACAGAGACGGAAACGTCCCGGTATTATCTTACTGGGGAGAGATCTCCGAAAAGGAAATCAAGTCGTTCAAGAGGTCCGTAGGGAAAACAACATCAAACCTATTTATTGACAATAGAGTAGATGAGTCAAAGATTATTCCATACAGGTATCAAGTCCTTGACGTTCTAAACGTATCAAGAACGGGAAGCGAAATGCTAGGGACTGCAGGATGGGAGTTTCAGTTCGATTCATCAGACTACGAAACACTGTCCGCAAAGATGGATTCCGACACGAGAGAGATTGTGAACCAACTGAGGCAATCCCTAGGAGACAAGGCTTTCGACAAGCTCAAAAGCAGTGGAAAAATGTCACTAGACCAAGACAGATTCGACATGCTTTACTACAAGAAAGACGGATACAAGGCGTGGGCCAATCCTATGCTGTGGAGAGTAATGGACGATGTTAAGTTCAAAAAGCTAATCAGAGACATGGACATATCAGTAGCAGAGGGTGTGACAAACGCATTGACAGTTGTAAAACTTGGTGCGACAAAAGAGGGTCTACCGCCATCCAAGAAGAAGTATCAGAAGATTGTATCAATGCTGAAGAACCCAAGCAAGGCAAAGACAATTGTATGGGACGACCTAATTGATATACAAACGGTATTCCCCCCGGTGGAGAAGTTCTTCTCAGCTGACAAGTATCAGCAAGTCGACAATGACATCAGATCAGGACTAGGAATAGCAGAGATTCTAATAAACGGAGGAGGCGGAAACTACTCGTCCTCATTCCTATCTGTTAAGACCTTGCTCGAAAGACTAGAGATGGGTAGACAGATGCTCCTATCCTTCCTTGAGAATCAAGTAAAGATAGTGTCTAAGAACATGGGATTCAGGACCGCCCCAGTTATAAGAATGAGCCACATGTCCCTAAATGACCAAGAGAGCGAGAAGAAATTCCTCTTGGAGTTATTTGACAGAAACGCAGTCTCATTCGAGACCCTTACAGAGCGATTCGGAGAGAACTTCGACATCGAACTTGACAGGGTAAAGAATGAGGACAAGAAGAGAGAGAAGATTAAAGACAACTCTCCATTTGGACTGCTAAGGGTTGGAAAATTCGGACCACAGTATCCCGCTGGTCCACCAGAATTAGTTGAATTATCAGAAGGTGAACAGCCTACGGACAAGAACGTTACCAATCTTCCGTCGACACAAGAAGACAGCGGAAAAGATGGTGGTAGAAAAAAAGGCGAACCACAAAAAAGGAAGAATGACGAAACACCAAAGGCACCAGTTGGACAGAGCACCTCTTCACTAGTGTCCTTCTCTAGCGATCAGGTCTCAAAGACGTATGACGCACTCCACATGGCCCTACAGAAGTCAATGTGCAGTGAAAAAGGCTATAGCAGTCATAGGTCACTAAAAGAGTCCGACAAGGAGAAGATTGTATCAGAAGTAATATCAGCTATGGCACATGTAGTAATGTCCTCAGACGACAGATCACTTAGCGCCGTTGGAACTGAAAGCGCACAAGTCTTTGAGGATAATGTTATAAACGATATAAATAGAAGCCTGTACACGCTAGCAGCAAGCGGCGGGAAAAGACCAGGAAAAACAAAGATAAGAAGCATAATAAGCGAGTCCTTCTCAAAGTTCAAGCTAACAGTTGGCGGTACAGAGTAAGGAGCTAAGGTGTCTTATAGACTATTTCAATACGGCTCAACCGGAAGGTCTATTTACGTAGACGACAACGGAAACCTAATCGTAAACAATGACCCGCTAGCCTCGGGCTTTATCTTTGAGTACGGAGATGAAGGCCACCCTTTACTAGTTGATGCAAGTGGAAGACTCCTAATACAGAACGACAGCCCTACCTCATCTCTCGCAGCACTGTCAGACACCAACGTAGCAGGCGTTACATCTGGACAGTTCCTAATGTACGATGGGGGAACAGGGAAATGGATCCCAGCAGACGTTACGCTGGACCTTGGTGAAATATCAGACGTTATATTGACAGCACCAGCTTCAGGCGAGACACTGGTCTACAATGGAACAAATTGGGTAAACGAGCCAGCAGGTGCCGCAGGAGACTCTAATCCATACGATGTGTCACCAATCGCAGCATCTGGACAGACGATACTTGGGGACACAGGGAAAACATACTCTGTTGACCTATCAGGTGGAGATCTTACGGTAAACATGCCAGCGTCTCCATCTCTAAATGACTACATACACATAAAAGACAGAGGGACAAGTCAGACTAACTCCCTGCTCGTAAGCGGGAACGGAAACAACATAGATGGAAAGCTGTCACACCTGATAGCAAGCAACTATGCATCAATAACATTGGTATGGGACAGTTCCGAATGGATAATACTGTAGGGAAATCTACCGTCGAAGAATTAAGATGAAAGAAGAATAAAATGGGATTCGCAGGAGATCAGCCCAATAGAGACAACATAGATTTTACCCCAGTTGGGAGCGCCCCCTCTAATGCATCCGAGGGTGCAACAATCTATCATACTACCTCAGGTCTAATCTTCTACACAGGAGTAGAGTGGGTAGCCACATCTGGAGGTGGCGGAGGATCAGCCTCATTAAGTGGTCTTACAGACACAACACTAACAGCACCAGCAAGTGGATCAATACTGTCTTACGATGGATCGGCATGGATTGACTCAGGTGCCCCAATAGAAGTCCAGACATCTGGATTCGTCAAAACCCTTATTGGCTCGGGAACAGTCACAGCAGGGACAAGCTTTGACACCCCAACCCTAGTAGGCCAAGACTATAGACATGTACAGGTTTTAATTAAGAATATTGATGTTTCAGCGGATATGCATTTCAGAGCAACCGCAATAAACGCATCAGGTACAGAGCAAACAGGGGCATCAGATTATGGATTCAACAATGTCGGAGGAAACTCAGCAAACGCATCGCCTTACGCCATTGGAGACTCGACAGCAGCGTTCATGGCCATTACGTATAACGGAGCAGCAGCCGCTACGTTTGGAACGACAACAAACGGAAAAGGCTTCGTACAGCTTGACTACTTCAATCCACTTGAACACTCAGACAGTCCAACGACCAAACCAGGACTGTTTGACTTCTGCGGAAGCTACCTAAGAAGTGACGGAAACCTGGGAACCTTTGGAGGGGCGGGATTCTATGATGCACCGGCATCTGCTAGTGATGCCCTGGACAGTATTAGAGTAAAGACCAATACGGGAACATGGACTGGAGACTGGGAAGTTTGGGCCGATGTCCCAGTTAGCGTTCTAGTTACAGAAGCAGCAGTAGTTACAGAGTTGAGCGACCTTGCTGACACTACGACAACGGCACCAGCCTCTGGAGAAGTCCTACAGTACGATGGATCAACATGGGCGAATGCGGCAGCGACCACATCCTTAAGTGGACTGAATGATACAACGCTTTCGTCCCTGACAACGGGCGATGCCATTCGATGGAATGGTTCAACATGGTTAAACCAACAAGACTCAAGCGACCCTATTCCAGCCGTAGCAGATCTCGATGACACAACCATAACAGGTGTTGCCAGTGGAGAAGTTCTAACGTTTAATGGAGCGGGAGCCTGGGTAAACCAAGCAGCAGGAGGAGGAGGATCCCTTAGCGGACTCTCAGACACAACCATTACCGCTCCAGCGAGTGGATCCATTCTATCCTATGATGGGACAGAGTGGATCGACGCCGGTGCGCCTATTGAGGTACAGACATCTGGATATGTTAGAACCCTAGTCGCATCAGGAACAGTCTCAGCGGGAACAAGTTTTGATACTCCCACTCTAGTGGGCCAAGATTACAGAAGCGTAGAAGTCTTAATGACCAACATAGATGTATCAGAAGAGCTGCACTTTTACGCAAGAGCTGTTAACTCTGGATCAACCGAGCAATCAGGAGCTTCAGACTACGGACACGCAATGGCAGTAAGTTATGCTAATGCAAATGCATTCAGTAATACCGATCTTGATACAGACAGGATTATACTCGATGATGGAGCCGCCAACACGGGGTGGGGCACGACAGTGGACGGCAAGGGCTTCATCCAGCTTAACTACCACAACACACTAGAGCACAACGAAGGAACGACAGCAGTTCCAGCCCTGTTCTCTATGCAGTCCCAGATCGTAAGAACAGGAGGATTGCTCGGAGGCTTCGATTCCACAGCCTTCTATGACGCATCATCAGCAGCTAATGCTGTTGACAAAATTAGAATCATAGCCAGCACAGGAACATTCTCGTGTCAATACCATATCTACGCAGATATCCCAATGAGCGTTCTTGTTGCAGAAGCAGCCGCAGTTACAGCACTAAGCGACCTATCAGACACAACCACAACGACACCAGCATCAGGAGAGTTCTTACAATACGATGGATCAACATGGGCGAATGCGGCACCGACCACAGTGGCAACATCTGGGTTCATAAGAAAGATGGTCGCATCAGGAACAGTCACAGCGGGAACAAGTTTCGACACTCCAACCCTAGCTGGATTAGGATACGAAAGCGTAGAAGTTCTAATAAACAATATTGATGTTTCAACAGACATGTACTTCAAGGCAACCGCAATAAACGCATCAGGTACAGAGTTAACAGGAGCGTCAGACTATGGATACCAATCTGATGGAGCAGATCAGGCAGACGGCGGCACCTGGGGTGCGGGAAGTAAATCAGCAGCCTTTATTGGACTAGCTTATGTAGGTGCAACCGCAGCATCAAGGTTTGGATCGGACACAGACAACAAGGGGCATGCGAGTATTAAGTACAAAAATCTATCCGAACATGCTAAAAATCCAACAACGTCTCCAGCAGTCTTTGATACTGCGGCCACATACATAAAGAGCGGAGGGGGCGGACTGGCTTCAACATGGACCGGAGGGGGGTGGTACGATCCTTCTTCAGCTGCCAACGCCCTGGATAGCATTAGAATAGCCACAAACACCGGAACATGGACCGGAAACTGGCAAGTATGGGCAGATGTCCCAGTTAGCGTTCTAGTTACAGAAGCAGCAGTAGTTACAGAGTTGAGCGACCTTGCTGATACAACCACGACAGCCCCAGCATCAGGAGAATTCCTACAATACGATGGATCAACATGGGCGAATGCGGCACCGATCACAGTGACAACATCTGGCTACACTAGTAAACTCATCGCATCAGGATCAGTGTCAGCAGGAACAAGCTTTGACACTCCATCAATATCTGGAACGACTTACTCCAATGTAAGAGTCGAAATATCAAACATTGACGTATCTACCGACCTATACCTATATATGGTAGCTGTAAACTCAGCCTCCACAGAGCAAACGGGCGCAAGTGACTATGGGTCTCATACTGACGGCGGATCAGCGACATTCGCATACGGAAAAGGAGACTCAACATCCAACAGAATAAGGCTTGGATATGATAGTGCTGGTGCAATGCACAATACGGGAGATGATGGAAAAGTATATACGATATTAGAATACATTAACCCACAAGAGCACTTAGGCGCACCGACAACGACCCCTGCTCTATTCACATTCGAGATGTCCAATATAAGGACTGACGGAGCGATGGGAGCATTTGATGGGGCAGGCTTCTTTGATCCATCCGCAACCGGAAATGCAATAGACAAGATTCGAATAAAGTCATCAACTGGAACCTTTACATGCACCTATAAGGTCTATGCAGATGTACGATTAGACGTCCTTGTTTCAGAAGCAGCCGCAGTTACAGAGTTGAGCGACCTTGCTGATACAACCACGACAGCACCCGCATCAGGCGAGATTCTTTCCTATGACGGCTCAACTTGGGCAAATACATCATTATCAGGAGTTCCAACATCTGGATACTACTGGAAATTGCTTGAGTCAAAGTCAGCCACCACCGCTGGAACATCCGTGTCCTTTACGGGTCTAGAAGATTACTCCGCTACAGAACTAAGAATAACAGGAAAAGGACTTGCACTAGACAACACAGATGCAGACTACAAGATAGAGATGCTACTAGGCGGGACAGACGATGTCCTTGACACGGGAGCCAGTTCCTATATGAGGTCAAACATGAACGTGTTCCAGACCACAAGCTCCAAAGCAGGAGACTTCGCAGATGACTCCATTGTTATTAATACGACAACTTCTGAGGCTGGTGGAGCCCTTGAAGTGATGGACTTTGACTGCAAAATAACTGGAATAGAATCAGCCAACTATGCCTTTGTAAACATCGAAGGGCTAGCCACACACAACAACGCCGCAGCACCAAACGCATTCAGCGTCAGAGCCAGACACAATGTAAAAGAAGAGCTTGGGGTCGTCAAAATCCTGCATCAGGATGTAACAGATGTATGGACAGGTGGAACCTTCGATCTTTGGGGATTTGTACCAATTGAAGTCCTTGTCACAGGAGCAACGGACCAACTTACAACCCTAGATGCCATGACCGATACCACGTTGACAGCTCCAGCAAGTGGAGAAATCCTCGAATACAACGGATCAGACTGGGTAAATGCAGCCGCAGCAGGAGCAGCAGAAGCAGACACCTACGTGTGGAAGCTTGCAAGAAGTGGATCTGTATCGGCCACAAACTTAATAACATTTTCCCAAATGAGTCCAACAGGCAGTACGGCAGACCTCACAGACGCAAAAGAAGCAAGATTTATTATGACAGACATAGACTTAGTTGCAGACGGAACAATAAGACTTCTAACAGGAACAGACAACCAGCTGGACAACGGATCAACAGACTACGGCTACTCGTGCATAACCTCAGGTTATGGGGACGTATATGACTCTAACCACTCATCATTCAGACTATGGAATGACGGCAGCACACTAATAGACTCCACCGCAAATGGAGAGGGGATGGTAGACATAAGATTCATGAACCCAATCAACGGATCATCCCCACTCATGATTAGGGCCGAGTGCGGATTCCTATCCCACAACACCGCACAATACAGGACAACTATGTCAAACGGAAGCTGGCAAAAGAACGGATCCCCGGTGCAGTGGGGTGGATTCCAGATTGGCTCTTACACCACTTCTTCTTACACCACAGGAACAAACTTCAATTCAGGAGACTGGGAATTCTGGGTCCTAGTACCCGCATAGAACATATTGAAAGTAGTCTAAAATGGTAGCATATGAGTTAATTATTACTTGGAGAGATGGCTCCGAGACACAGCGAAGCGTTTCACCAAGCAGGCTCCTCATGCAGGGGTCCCTGGACCTAAAAGAGGATGCAAAAGACGTTATTGAGCAGATATACGGGGAACGCCCAGCTGACGTATGGGTTTGCCTACATAGGTGTGCAGAAGGCCTAGCGGATCAGAGAGACCAAGCCCTCAAGGACAATTGCAATCATTTTGCGGAGTTTGCTAAAGCGGGCATGCTAAGGGGTGTAAATCCCAACACTCCGAACCCACAGGTTCCAAACAGGTGGGAGCCAACGAATCCTTCTAAGCTACATAGACCATAAAACAATATATTTTAATAATTTACTAGATTAAACAATAAAAATAATCAAATATGATCGTATAAATAGACTAGGGGGATTCTCCCCCTCCAGGCATTCAGTCAGGCAGACTCACATTCAGTGAGTGACACCGTTATAGTATTGACG